TGTACCGCGTCAAGTACCGCCGTTCGCTCGGCGACCCGAGCGCCTGATTCTGGAGAACGCCATGCCGAAGCCGAGATTGACGATGGGTGCCGAGGTCCCGGCTGGACGAGCCGAGGCCGAGGTGACCGACCCCCGCGCCGGCGCGCTGCGCCGGACCTTCATCCTCGACGCCGCCGCCGGCCCCGCCGCCGAACGCCGCGCCCCCAACCGCCGCACCGAACCGGGCGAACCGGCGGTCCAGACGTCTGGACCGGCCCTCGCCGACCACTCAAAGGAGTAAGCCATGCTCGACAGACGCGCCGTCGCACTCTTCAAGGACGAGAGCACCTACAACACCGACAGCGCCCCGGTCGCCGGCACCGACGCGATCATGTCGGAGGATCTGAAGTGGGCCTTCGTCAACGCGCGCATGGTGCAGAGGAAGCCGATCCGCGCTTCGCTCGCCATGATGAAGCCGATCTACGCGGGCACGCTGATCTCGGTCAGCGGCAAGACCGAGATCAAGGGCTCGGGCTCCGCGGGCGTCGCGCCGGAGATCGCGCCGCTGCTGCGCGCCTCGGGCTGGGCGGAAACGATCGTCGGCGGCGTGTCGGTGACCTACAAGCCGACCTCGGTGCAGGCGAGCATCAAGTCCTCGACCATCTACTTCTACGACGACGGCCTGCTGCTGAAGATGACCGGCGCGCGCGGCAAGACCAACCTCGACCTCGCGGTCGGTTCGGTCGGCTATCTCAACTGGGAGTTCACCGGGCATTTCGTCAGCATCACCGACGTCGCGCTGCCCGCGGCGACCTACGATTCGACCGCGCCGGTGCCGCTGATCAACGTGCCGTTCGCGGCCGATGCCTACTCGGCAATCATCGCCAAGCTCGCCTTCGACCTGGGCGTGGAGATCGCGACCTCGGAGAGCATCGCGGCGACCGACGGCTACGGCGAAGTCACCATCGTCGGGCGCAACGTCACCGGCTCCTTCGACCCGGCGCGCGTGCTCAAGGCGACCTACGACTTCATCGGCAAGTGGCAGGGCGGCAACGTGGTGACGCTGGACACGGGCGTCATCGGCGGCACCGCCGGCAACAAGTACCAGATCACCATGCCGGCGATCACGCACACCGACGTCGGGCGCGGCGCGCGCAACAACGTCGGCACCTACGAGATGAAGTTCGCCGCCGCCGAGTCCGCGGGCGATGACGAAGTGTCGGTGGCGTTCACGTGAAAGCCCTCAACCCGTTCGCGCCGTTCTGGTACACGCCGCGCGCCGAGGCGGGCGCGGAGAAGCCGACGCGCTTCAAGCTGTGCGGCCTGGACGGCAGCCAGCAGGGCTACATCCAGCCCGAATACATCATCGGCGACCGCATGGTCACCGGGCTGACGGGCAAGGGCCTGGACCTGGCGCTGTCCTACGGCCTGAAGGACTGGGAGCACTTCGAGAACGCGCAGGGGCCGGTGGCGTGCGTGCCGGCGAACTTCGGGTTGATCGACATCGTCACCCGCATCGAGCTCGCGATGCAGATCATCGCCGCGAGCTACCCGACGCCCGAGGAAAAAAAAACCTGATCATCGCGCTCGAAGTCGCGGAAAACGCCGCGCTCTTCAACTGCGACCACTGCGCCTGGGGGCGGCACTGTGACGATTCCCGCCCGGCGCCCTTCGCCAAGTTCGTCATCCGCGGCGTGATCGAGAGCCGCACCTGCTTCCTGCCGATGATCACGCCCGCCTCGCAGTTCCTGTTGAAGCTCTACCGGCACTACAAGAACGGAGTCCTGCCCCACGCGGGCGGCCTCCTCGACCAGCCGCACTACTACGCCGAGGCGATGGAAATCATCGCCGGCGTGGAGTCGCGCATCCAGGCGGAGGCGCTCGAGCGCCAGCGCGCCGAGCTCGCCAACCGGAGCCTGCATTGAGCCATGGCTGACGAACGACAACCCAATATCCTCTTCACCGCCGGCGCCGGCAACACGGCCGCGATCTTCGCCCAGGTGAAGGGCGAGCTCGCGGGCCTGGGGTCCGCGGTCAGCCAGGCGCGGGCGCTGATGCTCTCGCTCGCCGGCGCGCTCGGGGTCGGCTCGTTCGGCGCCGGGATCAAGGCGGCTTCGGAGGCGGCCGACGCGGCGGCGAAGATGGGCGACCGCTTCGGCATCGCCACCGAGAAGATGATCGGCATGCAGCACGCCGGCGATCTCGCCGGGGTGTCGAACGAGGGGCTGACGGCGGCCTTCAAGGGGCTCGCGAAATCGAGCGTCGATGCCGCCCGCGGCGGGGAGGAGGCGGGCAGGGCCTATTCGCTCCTCAACATCAACGCCGGGGAGTTCGTCAAGCTGCCGATGGACCGGCAGCTCTCGATCGTCATCGACAAGCTCGGCCAGGTCGAGAACGTGTCGCTGCGCAATGCCCTGGCGCAGCAGCTCATGGGCAAGAACGCCGGCGAGATGATGGGCCTGGTCGCCGAAGGCTCCGAGGCGTTCCAGAAGGCGGCGGCCGACGCCGAGGCCTGGGGCCTCGCGATCAACCGCGTGGACGCCGCCAAGCTCGAGATGGCGAACGATTCGATCAAGCGCGCCGAGGCCGCGGCCAAGGGCCTCTTCACCCAGATCGCGCTCGCGGTGGCGCCCGGGGTCAAGACCCTGATGGACTACTTCGCCGATTCGAGCGCCGAGGCGCGCGGCTTCCGCGACCAGGTGACGAACGGCTCCGAGGTCGCCATCCAGGCGATCGGGCAGCTCTCCAACTTCATCCAGGGACTGCGCTTCGCCTGGGTGGCGGCGAAGCTCGGGGTCGCCGAGTTCGCCGATTTCACCATCGCCGGGATCTCGAAGATCCTCAACATCATTCCGAACGCCTGGGGCGACAACCTCAAGCTGATGTCGGAGTCGATGGCGCAGACGACGGCCGACATCAAAGCCGAGCTCGACGCGCTGGCCGACGAAGGCCTGCCCGCCGACAAGATCATCGCACGCATCCGCGAGGTGACCGCGGCGATGGAGGCCGGAGCGCAGGAGATCGCCAAGCGCCGCCAGGACATGATGCGCGGCAGCCCCGAGGACCTCGCGCAGGACAAGGGCACGGACACCTTCACGGCGGGCCTGGTGCGGCAGTTGGAGCAGATCGCCGAGGCGAACAAGACCGAGCTCGAGATGCTGCAGTTCAAGCACGAGCGCAAGCAGGAGGCGCTGGAGATCTCGCTCGAGCGCGGCTACATCACGCAGGAGTTCTGGGAGGCGCAGACGGCGCTGGTGTTCTCGAAGTACGAGGCGGAGAAGACCCGCATCATCGACGAGGAGACGAAAAAGCGCTTCGGCATCTCCAACGTCTACCGCCAGCTCGATCTCGCCTCGGCGCAGTCGTTCTTCGGCGCGCTCGCCGGGATGATGCAGTCGAAGAACCGCGCCATGTGGGAGGTCGGCAAGGCGGCGGCGGTGTCCGAGACCATCATCCAGACCTATCGCGCGGCGCAAGGGGCGTATGCGTCGCTGGCGAGCATTCCCTACGTGGGCCCGGCGCTCGGCGCCGCTGCCGCCGCGGCGGCGATCGTGGTCGGGCTTGCCCGCGTCCAGGCGATCCGTTCGACCCAGTTCGGCAGCAGCAGCGCGTCGCCGGTGTTCAACGCCAACCCTTCGACCGGCGTGCCGACCTCGCCCATTTCCCCGGTGCAGGCCTCGCCCGGCGGGCAGACGGTGATCAACGTGCAGATCATCAACAACGGCGCCATCGGCGCCGACGGGGTTCAGCAATTCATAGATGAATACGTGGTCCCGGGGATCTCGGACGCGATCAACAACCGCGACCTGACGCCGATCGGGCCAAACTCCCGTCAGGCGTTGATGTTCGAGCCGGCCTGACATGGGCGCGATTTCCTACACCGCCGAGCGCGAGCTGGTCAACGACGACGCGGGGTTCGTCGCGCTGTTCGGAGACCTGGGCGCCGGAGTCGTCGATATCACGCTGCACCGCGGGACGGGGGTGGCAACCTACACGCGCGCGACGGAGGCGTGGACGATTCTCGCCGACGGGACTTACGGTCTTGTCGCGAGCGGCGTTCCGCGGAGCTACTACTCGCCGAGCGGCACTTATCTCGGCTATCTCTCCGAGGCTGCCGCGACGAACCTGTGCCAGCGCGGTGAGGACTTCGCGACGGTATGGGCGAGCGTGGGCACGCCGACGCTCTCTGCCGGCAGCGTGACGCTCGGGGCGCTGTCGCTGTCCACGCTCGGTGACGACGCGGCCGGGACGCTGGAGGGCAAGACACAGACGATCACCTTCACCGGCAACGCGGTCAAGGCGATCGCGGTGCATGTGAAAAAGGGCACGAGCACCTCCACCGTCATTCGCCTGCGGGATACGTCGGCTGGAGCCGACAGGTTGCTCGCGGTAGTCACCTGGAGCGGCACCGTTCCGGTGGTGGCGATGACCACCGGAACCGACCTCACCGGGACGCCGGAGCAGTTCGGCACGAGCGGCGTCTATCGCCTGCTCTTGGCCACGACCTCGGTGACGGCGGCGAATACGAACAGCCTGCAGCTCTACCCGGCGACCGATGCGGCGCTCGCGGTTGGCGGCACCGGGACGATCGAGATCGGCGGCGTACAGGCTGAAAACTCTACATTCCCATCCACGCTCATCCGCACGCCGGCATCGGCGAGCGTGACGCGGAATGCGGATGTCCTGACCTATCCGTTCTCCGGGAACGCGAGCGCAACAGTCGGGACCTGCTATGCGGAACTCAGCACCTTTTGGAGCACGTCGAATTCTGCAGACCATTCGCATGCGGTGTGCTTCGGCACGTCCGGCCATGGTCCGCTTTTAGTCGATGCCAGCCAGGCGAGCACCCGCATCGTCATCAACGACGCGACAAATCCCAACCCGGCGGTGAAGACGGGGCTGACGGACCTCTCCACGGCGGTCAGGAAGCGCGCTTCGTCCTGGGGCGTGGCGGGGTTGAGCATCACCGGGGATGGCGCGGCGGTGGCGACCGCGACGTTCGACACCGTCATGGAGAGCACTTCCATCGGTATCGGCACTGTCTCCGCGGGCGGCGCCCAGTGGTGCGGCACGATCAAGAACGCACGCATCGATCAGTCCCAGGACACGAACGCCGTGTTGCAGCAGATGACCGATCCGGCTGCCGACTACGCCCACCTGCCGGGCGAGAGCTACACCCTGGAGTCGCAATTCGAGCAAGGCGAGCGCAGTGTCAGGGTGGTGAGCAACAAGCATCAGCCGCTCGGCGGCGGCGCGCCGCATGTGCTGCTGAACCGGCGCGAGGTCGAGTTCAGGCTGTCGACGGACGTTCTCACCGAGGCGGAGCTGCCGCAGTGGCGCGAGTTTTTCGCATCGGTGGAGGGGGGCGAGGAGTTCACGCTCGACCGCTACGGCACGATCGCCGCGCCGGTGGAGCCGAAGCAGGCGGTGCTCTCGAGCGAGAGCTACGAGGAGCAGCGCCTGGGCGGGCAGCTCTATCGCATCGCGTTTTCCGTGCTGATCCTCGATTAGCCGATGCGCGTCGACACCGCCGCGTTCGCGCTCAAGAACCTGGCGCGGACGAAAGAGCCGCGCCACGTCATCGAGCAGGCGTTCGACGACGCCGCCACGGTGCTGCGCTACTTCACCTCGCACACCGACGCCGCGACGCCGGGTGGTGCGGTCGTCATCCCCAGGGTGATCGGAGGCATTTCCGGCACCGGGCAGACGCTCAACCCGGACACGGCCAACGCGAGCATCGGCGCGATCAAGTACCAGGTGGTCGACAAGGCCGGCGCGATCACCGCGTCGCTGGGCGAGCAGCTCGGTCTCGGCCGGTCGATGCGCCGCAAGCGCGCGCGCGTATACGAGGGCTTCAAGGGACTCGCCTGGGAAGACTACACCCTGGTCCAGACGCAGCTGGTCGACAAGGACATTTCCTTCGATGCCGGCGCCTACGACGTCGCCTGCGCCGATATCCAGCGCGAGCTGCGCAAGGACATCTTCGAGGTCGCGAAGACCAACCTGACGCAGTCGCTGCTGCGCGGCGAGACCACCATCAATGTCGTCGCCACCGCGGCATTCGAGACGGTCGAGCACGGCCTGTCCTATTCGGACGCGCCGAACGCCACCGTCGGCTATGTCCGCATCGACGACGAGTTCATCCGCTATACCGGCAAGACCTCGACCACCTTCACCGGCTGCACGCGCGGCGCGCTGAACACCCGCGAGGTGGACCACGTCGTCGACGCCTCGGCCGCGGTCGAACGGCGCACCGCCGTCGCCGAATACGTGTACCTCGAGATGCCGGGGCTGAAGCTGATCTATGCGCTCAAGAACGGGCGCATCCTCGGCACCGACAACCTGCTGCTGTACTCGGAGGAGTTCGGCAACGCCTCCTGGTCGAAGACCAACGTCACGGTCACGGCCGATGATGCGGCTGCGCCGGACGGCAGGACCACGGCGGACAAGATCGCCGCGACCGCGAGCGCGGCGACCAGTCTCTCGCAGGCGGCGACCGTGGCCGCGACCTTCGCGACCTTCACGGTCTACGTGAAGAAGGGCTCGGGCGCGACCGCCGCCAACAAGTTCAAGATCAGGAATGCGACCACGGCGACGGACCTGCTCGAGATCTCGATCGACTACGACACGCGGGCGATCACCTACGTCACCGGCTCGGCCGGCGCGGCGCTGTACGAGGACCTGAACGGCGCGCTGCGCCTGGTGCTGGTGGTCAGCTCCGGCGTCAGCTCGGGCAACAGCATCGCCGCCTACGTTGCGTTCACCGGCGCGGCGGAAACCGCCGGCGAATACTGCCACGCCTGGGGCGCGATGATGAACGCCACGGCGCTCGAGCTCCTGCCCTACGCCAAGACCACTGCCGCCGCGCGCACGCAGGCGGTGCTGCCGGCGAAGTGGCACACGGGCATCGACAGGAGTTACCTGCGCCTCGCGGATTTTCTCGACAAGCGCGACCTGTGGGAGCCGCTCGACGACGAGCTGGGCTTCGTGGTCCGCGGCGAGGACCTGCAGAAGACCGACGGCAAGAAGCTGATCGAGGAGCAGCTCGAGCTGCTGTGCGGCGTGTTCGCGCCGGTGTACGCCGACGGCGCCCTGGGCTGCAAGCGCATGGCGAACGTGCTCTCGGGCGCGGCCTATGGCGAGATGCTCGACGACGACCCGAGAGGCAGGAACAACGTCGTCAGTCACTCCGGGCTGACGCACGACTTCGGCGCGCTGCACAACGTCATCAACATCGACTGGAGCTGGGAGCCGCTCGACCAGGACTACAAGCGCAGGAATTTCGTGATCGAGGATTCGGACTCGATCGCGATCTACGGCAAGGCCGCGCTGTACAAGAAGCAGTTCCGCTTCCTGCACGGCAGCCGCCACACCGAGACGATGCTGAAGGCGCGGTTCGATTCGATCCGCGATCGCTATACCGGACCGCCGCTGCGCCTGTCGGTGACGGTGATCCCGAGTTTGAACACGCTGGAAGTCGGCGACATCGTGCGCGTGCGCCTGGCGAACGTGCAGGACTACACCATGCCCGGCGGGGGCGGGCCGATCGACCGCTCCTTCGAGATCCAGTCGATCCAGATCGACTGGATCACCGGCCTGGTGACCTTGAAGCTGATGGGCTCGTCGCGCCGGCCGGGGGAGATCTCGGCGAGCTCGGATGCGACGGTGCTGCCGCAAGGCTGGTATGAAGGCGAGGGTACCGAGCTCGGCAGTGTTGCGACGATCAGCGCGAACCACATCACGGCTGATGTTTCGCTTACCGGGGCTGCGGATCTGACCTCGGAATCCGCGATCTACTACTACATCGGCGATCTGACCAATGACGCCGGCGTGACGCTCGACATAGCTGAGAACGTGTGGCTGCGGGTGATGGGGTTCTTCACCAACAACGGCACCATCACCGGCAAGGGGGCGGGGCATAT